TTCATCTTCACCCATCGCACCCGCCGCCGTTCTCCCGGTCTCCTTGTTCGTCTGTGATTCACGGGCCACCACTTGCCGCCCGAGTAAACTTCAACAACTCCGACTTGCCCGCCGTATTCGAGTACCTCAGTGGCAAGCCCGCGTTGCAGGATTCCGTTTGTGTTTCGGTGTGCCTTCGTTGCCGCTGGTCCGATTACGACACTTTGCCGTGCTCGGTCGTGGCCGAAGAATATGTTTCGCCTGAGTCGTCCGTCGTGGCTCGATGGTGCCATGCCAGGCGTTGACGATCGCTTCCGCTTTACGATCGATCGCCGTGCCTTGGTCCTTGTTAACGCTCCGAATCTTGCCAACCCTCGGTAGGTCGCCGCGTTTGCTTTGTCGGGAATCACTCGCGTGAAAAACTGGCTCTTGAACTTCCGGTGAGTGATGCCGAAGTTCGTCACCTGAATCCCCCGAATCTGTAATGCATCACCGCGATGAAGATGTTCTTTTCATCAAGGCTCGCCGTATCGAAGACCGCCTTGTAGTCCGTGTCGTCCCATGACAGATCGCCGTATCCGGTAAGCCGCTGATTGCGAAACAGATCATCAATCTGCTCGCTGAGTTCCATCATTGAATCGTTGTCTGCGTCGTTCGCCGTGAACTTATGCAACGCAACGTCCATTCCGTAGAGCGTCGCGATCTTGCCGCGTGTTCCCTTCTGCTTCCCGCTTGAATCCCGCCACGTTTGCAGGAAGGTTGGCACGACCGTCACTTGAGCAACGCCACTCGTCGCCAGCGCTTCCGCATCGAACCGTGCAACGTACTTCCGTGCAACGTTGACCGTCTGGTTGATCGCATCGCCCGCCGTCTGGGCTGCTACGTGATCAACGACCGCCTGAGCCGCTTGAACTAAAATCGAAGCCATCAAGCACCATCGTCTTTCAGCTTCGTGTGTATTCTGACCTGAACTTCGAACGGGTCTTCGTAAACCCATTCCTCTTTGCGATCGCCGAACGGCAAGACGATGTACGTCTTTGATCCCCAGACAATCGTGTCGAGTCGTTCCGGCATCACTGCCGAGCCGTCCAGGACAAGGCTTGCTTTTGGAATCAAAAAGTCGATCGACTCAACCGAGTGAATGACCGAACCCTCTGTGATGTCGCCGTCGTGCTGCGTCTTGTCGATTGTCGCCTTGACCGCCGCTGTGTTCGCTCCGCGTCCATACGTGACATCTTCAGACGCTGCTGTCTGCAACCTTGAAGAAATACGAGCCGCAGCGACGGCAAGACGATTGGCCATTGGTCTTCCTTTCCAAGTCGAGCAAGCGGGAATCGAACCCACGGGTTCCGGCTTTGGCGACCGGATGCATTGCCAGCAATGCGTTGCCCGAGATGTCTGCCGCCGCGTCCATAGCACGACGGCAGACGGTCCCAAGGTTTTGCGATTAGGCTCCGAAGATGACCTGCACAAACAGCGGGCCTGACACTTTCGCCAGACCGGCAATGCCGATGTCGAAGTCGCCAGCACCGCCCGCAACAGCAAGGCCGTTCGTGTCGTCCCAGCCGACCGTTGCACCGATGGTGAAAGTCGTTCCGGTTGCCGCTGGTACTTCGTAGATGCCGTCAGTTCGAACGTTGACCGTGTCATTTTCGACGGTCGGCTTGATTGATTGAACGACGCCCGGTCGAGTAGACGGAGCTTGCACAATCTGGTTTGCGAGATATCCGCCAGAAGGAACGGTCGCCCGCTCCAAATGCGAATCACTGAATCTTGTAGTAGCTACTCCAGCCATTGCTGATGCTCCTTCGTTGAGCGTTTGAATTTATGAACCGCCGCCTGCTGATTGGCTGGCTGCGTTACTTGTTTTCTTTTGCGGCCTTCGCTTCGGCTGCCTTCGCTTCCTTCGCTTCTGCTTCACGTTTCGCAGTCGCTTCCTTCTCGGCTCTTTCGTCTTCCTTGACCTCATCGCGAGTTGCGACGAGTCCGCGGTTGATCAATGAAGTCATCGTGCCTTCGCGACACTCGACCTTGTCGCCGCCGACGTACTTCTTGCCCTCTGCCGCGAACGGCTTTCGAGCGATGAAGGTCTGCTTCTTTTCTTCTGGCATCGGTCCTGCCTTTGCTGTTTGGTGTTAAGAGGCCCGACCCCGATGGCCGGGCCTCGCTTGTTCAACCGTCACCCTTCCCGGTGTGGTTAGGCTTCGTTCTTCTGCATTGGCAACGACTCGATTGCCTTCGCCCCGATGTCGAGCTTGATCGCGTGCCCGATCTCCCAACGGCCATGATTGCCGTTCGAAGTCCAGCTTGAGACTGACGGCGCTTCGCCCGCCCCTTCGAGGTAGGCGACTTCGATCGTTTCGCCTTCGGTCGACACCAGATACCAATCGGTAGCGGAACCTGCGTAGGTTGTTCCGCTGTCTGGATCGGTGACGCCGTTATCGAGCCGAGAATCAAAGACGGTGTTGTTGACGCTGTTCTGCGACGTGTTGACCGTTCCGTTGATCTCGCCCGTTCCGCGAATCTCCGAAGAGTTCAGAATCTGAAGTGCCGTATCTTTCAACGCACGCGGTGCGATCAGATGCGTTGCCTCAAGGTCCAACTCGACGCCGTTTTCTGATTGCGTTTCGAACGCGGTCAGAGCGGCGGCGAGATTCGTACGCGTCAAGGCACTGCTCGTTCGCAGGTTGGAACGGTCAGAGTGGAACAGGGTTGTTCCGTCCTGCATCGCCGCGTTGGCAAGCAGGATCGCATAGACAAGGTTTGGCCGAATTCGACCCGCCGCCAGACCGAAGTCTTGTGGCGTCTTCGACAGAAGGCTGAAGCGGTCGTCGATCACGTCCATTTCGTCGAGCACGAACTGCCGCGAGAAGCGATCGATCTTGTACTGTTCGAGCTTGTCGCTTCGGTCCGTGTGTTCCGCTTCGCCGCCACGACCGTGCTTGGTGAGGTCGCCCATCTGGAGCAACCGGCCCTTGTCCATAGTCTTGAAGTCGACCGCTGAACCCGTGGTGGTCCATTCCTTGGTCGTGTCCTTCTTGGTTTCAAACCCACGTAGCACCGAAGCGGCAACGTTGGTGTTGAATGCGAACGTGAGCGATGAGCCAGACATCGCCGCCTGAACGACTTGCAGGCGACTTCCGCCAACGGTCTTGCCGTCCATTGCGGCACACGCTTCGGCAACGTCGTACAGCGAACGCTTGAAGACGCCGTGCGATGCTTCCATCACCTGTTGGCGGGCTTCGTTGTTCACGTCCTGACGGCACCAATCAGGCAAGCCAAGAACACTGCCGGATGCGTGGGCGAGGATCTCGGAATCGAGGTTGATGCCAGACCGCAAGAGCATTGCCCCGGCGATCGCATCCCGTGAACCGTGGGCGGCGTTGACGTGAACGATTCCGCCCGGTGCGACTCGCTCGGTTCTCAACTGCTCAAGTTCCGCCGTCTGTCGGGTACGTGCAACGTCCCATCCGTTTTCGATCGCGTGAGCTTCGACGGTGACCGTGTTGCCCTGAATCTTGAACGATGGGTTCTCGAACTCGGCACAAGCTGCGGTGATGTCCGCGACTCGCTGCGACTCAGCGGCTCGAGCAACTCGCCCGGCCTGGATCTCGTCTTCGATGGTTCCGCCGCCAAGTGTCGCACCATCACCACCCGCTGCGGCATTGGCTGTCGCGATGGCTGATGCAGACGCTTCGAGCTTCGCCGCTTCGGCATCGTCGAACTTCTTTTGCCACGCGGCAATGTTCTCGTCGTTCAGCCCCTCATGGCTGAAACCGGCCGCTGTAATGAACGCGATTAGTTCAGGCTTCATAGCTTCCCCTTCAAGGTCCGCCGCTGCTGCGGCAATGTGAGCGGCGGCGTTCTCGTCGCCCCCTCGTGTAACAAAAGAAATCTCGCCGAGTCTCGCATTGGTTGCGAAGATCAACGGCCCTTCGTGCGTCTGACCGTTGGCGGTGATCGTTTCGCCCGCCTTGATCATTCGTGCTTGCTTCCAGTCAAACTTCAGCCCGACGCTTGGCTTCCACTTGAAACCGTTCCCGTGTGCGTCGAGCAACGTCTTGCGATGCTCGTTGTCGATCGACAGGATGCCCGCAGCCTTGACCGTCTGGCCGTCCGACATATCGACGCCGTCTGTGTGCCCGACTCCCTGCGAGCTTTTGTGTTCGAGCAGCAAAGGCGTTTGATCGTGCGTTGCCGTCAACGTCGCCACTTCAACGACGACCGGCAACGGCACCTGCTCGACGAACAACTTGCCGCCGCTGTATGCCAGCAACTCAACCGTTGGCGGTCCTGATTCGGCTTCGCCTTCGGTTGATTCCGCCGCTGCGACAATCAGGCATTGGCCGTTAAGGTCGACCGCCTCGAACGCGTTCGGTAGATTCCGCAGGTCGGGTGCTGTTGCTGTCAGTTTCTGTAGCCACTGTTTCGGGTTGATCATCTAATCCAAGCTCCTTGAGCTTCTTCTTTTCAAGTGCGATCTGAGTTAGCTCGACTTCCCAATCTTGCCCCTTCGCGGCGTACTCTCGGGCAAGCGTCGTCGTACGATTTGCGAGCCGTTCCGTCTGTGCCTTCGACTCCTTCGCCGGGTCGACGTGCTCGCGGTTGTCCCACGTCCATGTGTGCGCGACTTCGTCGGCGGTTTCGAATCCTTCAGGTATCAAACCGACGAGCACTGCTTCGTCAAACCACGCTTCGAAGACGCGGTCAAGGCATTCCTCTTCCCAATAGGCACGCTCGATTGCGATCGCCATCTGCCACGTCTGCACGTCGAGTCGTCCGCTTGAATAGTTATGGTCTGACGCGTCGCCGCTCGCGATCATCACCGGCATGTGTATGCAACGGGCAACCTCGCGAAGAATGCTCAGCACGTATTCGTCGTGCGTGTTCGTCGGCTGCTCTGGCCGGAACTGCTTCATGTTCCATCCGTGCGGCATCGACACGAGCATGTCGTAATCGATGTCGGTCAGATCGAACGGCTTGACTGCTGGGTCGTAGGCGGTTCCGTCTGCTGTGACGTTGCTCGCGTTCGTCTCAATCACCGCCGTGAACTTCGCCGCCGTCTGGGCACTGCTCAACGTCGCCAACGAGTACTGCCGCAACAGGTTGAACAATGGCAACGCCGTCGTCAGTTCGGGAATCCCGCGATGCTGCCCAGGACGATCCTGCCTGAATAGGTGGATGACTTGATCGGCTGGCAACACGTCTGGCTCGATGTCGAACATCGCCGGCCCACCGGGATGCTGCTTAACTCGGTGATACCATTCCGGGTTGCCGTGATCGTCGAAGTGAATGCCGTCGATCATGTGCTCTGGATCGAAGATGCCGTGCGGCGTCGTGTACTGATCGCATTCGGTAACGTGAAGGTCGAGCTTGACCGCATGACGCATACGGCGATTGGTGACCAACTCGCCGAACGTTTCGCCGTCCGTCGCTTTGGCGATCCGCATCGACTGTAGCTTACGCGTGAACTTCGCACGCTTCGCCCATGTTTGCCACGACTTTTCAACCGCCCGATTGTGCTCGCTGTTCTTCGTCTGCAACTGCAACTTCGGTCCTGATCCGATCAGGTCCAACGCCGTCGTGTGAACGATCCCCTTGGCGTAGCTGTTCCCTTCGAGGCATTCATACCTTGAACGCTTCCGAAGAATCTGCCGCACGTAAGGCGAGTTTGCTTCGTCCGCTGACAACTGGTCGGCGTTCTGCCAGTTCCGCTGATTGGCCGACGTCGTCTGAGCGGCATCGTAGAGAGCCTGCAACGTCTGCTCTCGATTCGATCCGTCGGCGTTCGCCGCTTTCGCGAAGTGCCGCATTGCTGACAGGTCTTTGAGGTTGCTCATTTGGTCGGCCCCTGACTTCTGAACTGACCGAATTTGATACCTCGGTTAGCTTGAGTCGCGGCGGTATTCGCATCGTCGAGCCGTTCCGCTTCGATGCGATCCTTCAGCGAATGTTCTTCGACGGTTACGTCTTTGGTCCGAATTGACTTCGGCAACGCCCCGTCGGTTTTGATGTCGTCTGAACTCATGCCCCGATGTTTGCGACACTCGGGCGGTTCGTTAAGGGCTCACCCTGCGTTTGCGGCGTCTTTTCTTGGGCGGCTGTCTACGGGTAGATAGCGGCTCCGCAATCTCTCGCGTGTGGAACAATTCGGCGCAGTTTCCGCACTCACGAAGGCGTCGGTTGACGCTTCGCATCGGTTGCCGCGTGGCAAGAACTTTATGATGGCCGGAGTACCCACAAGTCGGGCACTCAACGCCCCCGCTTGTTTCGTCTGGCATCGTTCTTCATGTCCGCCATTGAGCGTTGTTCGGTGTTCTCGCTCACAAGCTCTCTGATCTGCGTCCCTTCGAGCGTCACGCCTTCCATTGACGCTGCCACGCAACAGCCCACAACGCAATCCCACCAATCGTTGTCTGGGTTCGTCGGCTTGATCTGCCAGACGTCCACCTTGCGACCACGCCCTTGCGTCGGTACGCGGTACTCGCTGCATTGCTCGTCGGCGAACATCTTGTGATCGGCTGGAACCTCACCGAAGACTGACAGGCATCCGCGTCCACCCATTAACGTTGCCCATCTCGAAACGGCAAAGGTCTTCCAGAAGTTCGTGTCGATCAGCAGATAAGGTATGGGCCGCTTCTTTGCGTTCCTTACGAGCTTCCATTCAAGCCCGATCTTCTCAGTGGGCTTGATCTCGTGCTCGCTCATTGGCCGATTGTTCGGCCCGACGCCTTCACCATGCGACGGAGTAAGAATGCTTCGGTACTTCGATTGACGGCAGAACTGGTAAACCGTCGGCGTCGACTCGCCCCAGTTGGCATCGATCAGAATTCGGTCCATCGACTGAATGCCGCCGCTCTCGCGTTCCCATTCACGCCCGGCCAGAAACTCGATTAACTGCTCAAGTGCGTGGTAGATCGCCGCCTGCAACGACGATCCCGGCAACTCCTGCTGCATCGTGAATCGCATCGTCGCACGCGAGAAATAACTTGCGTGCTGATCCGGCCAGGTTCCGTAATCAACGACCGACCCGCTGAAGTTCGCATCCCAAGCGATGGTCACATAGAACAAGCCACGCATCTGAACGTCGATGTAGGTCGTTAGCTTCTGCGTTTCGAATGGCACTTCGCGTCGTGGGCGATTGTTGATCTTGCCCATGATGTCATCGGCGGTCAGCGTCAACGCGAATCGATCGTCTGCCAATGGCTGCTGCTGGGCTTCCGCCGCGAACGCTTCGGCGTCTCTGATCTTCCAGTCGTACGCGTACTGCAACGCCGACAACTGCTTGCCTTTGTCGTATCGATCATCCCACGCGACGCGTGCCCCTTGGTCCATCTCATCGCGGTAGTTTCGATAGAACTCCGTTGCCCGTTCGTGGCGTTCGTATCGGTCGCCTTCCGACGTCTTCAGGATCTCTTCGTACTGTTCCCATAGCTCCGTGTTCTCGGGCCAGTTGTAGATCAACGGGCAACGCTCGCTGTCCCATTCTGGATGCTTCGAAGAATCCAAGATCGTGTCGGCAAGATCGCCCGGTCTGATCACGGTCATCGGCATCAGGCCGCTGATCGTCACATCTGGGCCGGCAAGCCCGAGTACGTCGCCCGCGATCACTCGCCCGCGTTCGGCACATTGCATCGCAGAGCGGGCCGACTGTGACGTCTGCGGGTCATCGATCAGAACCAAGTCAGGCCGAATCATCGAACCATCGGGCAACGTGTAGTTCGCACCGCGAACGGCTCCGGTGATCCCTCGCGTCTGGATCACGCCGCCAGACGCCTTGCTTCCTTCGACGACCGGCAGCACGATCTGTTCGGAACTCATTTCCATGTGGACGAGTTCGCCGCCGATCCGAATCTGTTTTCGCTTCTGCCCTTCGGTCGCCCATATCGGCTGGCAAACTTTCGGGAACAATTCCCGGATCTGCTTATTGCCGGTGAGCATCATCTTGAGCGAATCGAATCGCTTGTCGGCTTCACGCTCCGTTGCACCGATCAGCATGATATATCTTCGGTGGCCGCATAGGATCGCCCACAATGCAGCGGCATCGACGATCGCCGTCTTGCCTTGGCCGCGAGGCATTGCGACCGCGAACAAGCCGCCCTTCAGAATTGCACGCTCTGCCTTCGCGATCACTCGAAGATGGTCTTCGCTCCAACCGTTGTAGAACCGATTCGGCAGGCAGACTTCGCAGAACCGCCGAAGATCGTTGGTGACCTCTTCGAGCAAGTCGGGGTTCTTCACTTCCCCGATGCTTATCTCTTGATCTTCGCGAGTGACTCGGCGGTTCCGCTCTCGCGCACGTCGCCGGTTCTTCTCGGCCGCTGACTCTTCCGATGCGACCTGTCCTTCGCGTCGCGTTCGCTCGCCGATCAGATAACCGGCAAGTCTGAACGCGTCGATGGTCTTCCCATCGCCAACGCGGTAGCCCGCGTTCTCGCGAATGGTCGTCAGCTTTTTGGCTCTGACTACCGTGCCAAGGTCAGAATACGAGTTGAAGACTTGCCGACACTCGGTCGGCTTCATTCGTCGAAGATCCATGCGTGTTGCTGTCAGCCATTACTGTGCTCCGACAACAGCCACGCGATCGCTCGCAACCCGTGCACCGTCTGATCTTCATTCACCGGCATTCCATCGGTGATGGCTTTATCGATCTGCTCGACGCTGACCGTATCGCCGCCCGCAGCATTGATAGCCGCCGCGAACTGTTCCGATGTTAGCCGTTGAAGGTCGTGCATGTCGAATCCTTTCGACTC